TGATTCAATAAATTTGCGCCAGTACCAAACAAACCAGTACCAAACGCAACATTCTGTTGACCAGCTTGCTGTGCTTGTGTCGCCAACTGAGCATCCTGTTGAGCCATAGCGTTGTAATAGGCTTCTAATTCAGGTGTAGTAGCACCTAATCCTGCCGCACCACTTGGGCGCATACCTGTAGCACCTACAGACAGTCCACCACGACCTTGTTGGAACAACTGGTTCTGCAACTGAGCCATCTGACGTTCACGACTAGGCGCAAGCAAATCCTGTTGTCTACTCATGTATTGAGAAGCAACCTGTTCGGGACTCTGTGCAAGGTACTGCTGACCCAAGCCAAACAACCCACTAGCCGCCTGAGACAAAGGCTGATATTGTTGTTGCGCTCCTTCAGCTTGCGTTAAAGCACGACCTGTAAGAGCCGACAAACGATCTTGATAGGCTTTTAACTCAGGACTGACGTTATAGCCAGCACCAGTTAAGTAACCTTCAGGAGACATTTGAAAGTTAGAACTACCAAAGCGTGTAGTGACCCCAACAGGGCGAAACTTAGCCGCTTCAGCAGCAATTTGTGCAGCCTTAAGTTGAGCCTCGGCAGATGTGTTTGCCGCAGATTGTGTAGCGTCTGCTTGCTCACTTGCCCCCAAATAACTTAATCCAGCACCAACAACTGCAGGTATCCATGGCATATCAATCTCCCTTAATTAAAATTTCATCCACTTTAGACGGGTCTTTCTCGTCTGTGGCATGAATACAAAACCAAACACAATCAGTAATCGCCTTAACGCCGTGAATCAATCCAGCCTTAATTTCTAAACAAGCAGGAGCAGTCACAATATCAATCTCATCCCCTCGCAACACAGCAACCTTACCTTCAGCCAAAATAGACAAGTGACTGAAGTTATGAGTGTGCTTTAAGATGGCTACACCAGCAGGAAACCTAGCTTCCTTTGCATACAGTCCATCAGAAAAGTGGTGTGTAATCATAGGTTTACCAAGGCAATGGCGTGTTCTGAGGCGTAACAGGCGGCGTAATCATGGAGTTGAGTTGACCTTGTACGCATTCTTGGGCATTCAGCATATCTTGAGGAGAAATCCAGCCAACAACGATTTCAGGCGTTAGCTGGTCGTATGGTGTGACAGCCCCAACTTGCTCAGATGAGTCAAAGTGAGTTATGCCCCGCACAGATGATGTGAAGCCGCTATCAACACCAACGAGTTCCCACAACATACTGACCACATAATTTGGGTCAGGTTGCTGTATGGTGTTCATCACAAGGATTGTGGTTGTAAAGGTTGTCATGTTTTGCTTTCTTGATTGGCTTTGTAAGCGTCTAACTCGGCTTTAAGTTCTTGAATGGCTTTTACTAAATAAGGTACAAGATTTTGAGTTAAAGATAACATTCCATCTGAATCTTCAGTTATTTGTTCTGGTAAAACTTCTTTGTATTCTTGAGCAATAAAACCGATATCATGTTTGTCATCTTTAATGTAATCAAACTCTACTGGCCTTAAAGATGAAATTACAGATAATCCTGATTCTAAAGATACAACATTCTTTTTAATTCTTACATCAGAAGTTACATTCCATGTACTAGCATTTGCACCATTATAAGCACCAGATGTACCACCAATAAATGCTGTATTAGAACCTTTACCAATAATGCTTGCACCAACAACAACTTCATTTGTAACTGCTACTCCTGATTGAGTTGCAACATAGCCAATATATGTATTACTAGAGCCAGTAGTTATTCCATACCCAGACTGAAAGCCCACAGCAGTGTTAGAGTTACCTGTTGAATTTGTTCTCAACGCCTCATAACCAACGGCTACGTTTTCTTTTGCACTCAGGTTTAGTTTTGAAGCATTGTAGCCAATAGCAACGCAACCATCGCCTGTAGTATTGGTAAACATAGCATCAGCGCCAACGGCAACATTGTTGAACCCCGATGTGTTGCTATAAAGAGAACTACCGCCAACGGCAACATTAGATGTGCCTGAGTTGCTTGTGAACAGCGCTGCAAATCCAATACCGATGTTGCCTGAACTACTCGTGTTGGTAAACAACGAATCCAAGCCAATAGCCACGTTGTTGGTGCTAGAAATATTGTTGCTCAAAGCAACTGTTCCGATGGCTACGTTGTTTGTGCCTGTGTCGTTGTCAAACAGTGCAGAGCGACCAATGGCAATATTGGAGTTGCCGCTTGAGTTTGTTTCTAATGCACTTACGCCAACGGCTACGTTGTTTGTGCCAGAGAGGTTTGCAATCAATGCTCGTGAGCCAACGGCTGTGTTTCTAAGCCCACTTGTGTTTGCAGCTAAAGCAGATGCGCCAACAGCGGTGCAGTCTGCTCCCGATGTGACTGCGCCTAGTGTGCTAGTACCCAATGCAGTGTTGGTGGCTGTGGATGTCAAACCACGACCAATTTTTACTCCGTTGACTGTAATGTCCGATGCAGAGAAATCATCAACCTTGGTTGCAACAGCAGTTGCAATATTGTTGAATTCAGTATCAATTTCAGTACCTTTGACAATCTTTAAAGCATTGCCAGAAGATAAACCATCTTTAGTGGCAAAGTTAGTTGATTTTGTGTAATTAGACATTGTTATTCCTTTAACTTATTTTGCCATTTTTGGCTTGAATTTCAATCTTTTGGATAGACAACGCAGTGCCATTTATATCTGTTTCATATCCAGTTTGCACAACCTTACCTGAACCTGACGCAGAAACAGATAATGTTTGTAGAGCAACGCCATCAGAATATTGTGCAAGTACAGTGGCATTAGCACCATACTCAGAAATGTTGTAGTAAGCCTCGCCTTGCGATGGAATAACAGCATTAGCAGGTACATAGTTTGCCTTAAAATCAAAACCCCATTTAAAGGTAACAGTCTGATTTGTGCCACCAATAACTACAATCGACAATTTCTTCAAAATAGAAGTCTGATTTTGATTACCAAGGTCTGCATGGTTTGTGTAATACAACAGACGATATGAAGATTGGTGATCTTGATAATTATTGTATAAACCAATGTAACCATTCTTGCCAATGTACAAAGTACCATCTCTACGAGACAAGAAAGCAGTTGGTGTTATAGAGTCCCAAGTTGTTGCTCTTGCCGCACCATCAGGCAAATAAGCCTTGGTATCAAAACAAAATAAACTACCCGCAGATGGTGTAGTCAACAAATAAAACGCTTCACGCTCTGAATAAATAGATTTAATATTTGTTAATGTTTCACCAGCAATGATAGACATCAAGTCATTACGAATGTTCTTAGACAAGTCTCTCTCAGGCGCAGACTTCTCTTGAATTGTTCTCATCAAAGAACGAACACCAGAGTTAGACAAGAAAAGCACATCAGTGCTAGTTACCTGAATACTGTCCCTTGCAATGCAACCAATACCGCCAACAGTGTCACTTAATGTCATTGACGATGGTGTAGTGGCTCCAGCGTAAACAAGAATCTGGCGTTTACCAAAGATAAACAAGAAACCATTGTGTGCGGCAAGACCTGTAATTTGGTCAGCACCATTTACCCATACACGATTTACATTTAAAGAACCTGATGTACCTGTTGACCAAACATGACCAGCAATCAAATCTGAGAAGTAGACTGTAGCGTTATCTGCTGTTGTATTTGCCACCCATAGACGACCAAAAGCAGAGATTGCAATGTTGGCATCAGGAACAGTAGCAACATAACCACTCTTTTCTGATACTCTACGAAATGTTGTAGTGCTTACAGCAGGGTCATAGATCAAAGGATTATGACCAGTTTGAAAGAAGTAAGTGATGCCATTCAAGGATGCACATTGCCAATTACTGTCAGTAATAGTTGGAGCAGTACCGCCGCCACCATAAGTTAACTCAGTAACAACATTGCTTGCGCCAAGTTTAAACAACTTGTTATTTCCTGCAAATAATACAGTCAAAGTGCCATCAGCTTGAACTAATTCATGGATAACCTTAACGTCATTAGCACCTAAATTTCCGCTTGAAGAATTAACTCTAGACCAACCTTTTCGTGCGCCCATACGACCATATTGGTCAATGATGCAATTTGTCGCAACCAAAGCAAAACCAGCCGCAAGATCAAGAGGTGAGTCTTGCGTGTTCAACCCATAAAGTGCAGGGGCTGAGATGCTATATGTTTGTATTTGTTGACTCATACTGCAACAAACTCCTGATTCTCAGGATAACGAGTGCCTTCTAAAGCAATGTAATCAGACAACATAGATTTGTACAGTTGGTATGCCTCAGATGATGACAAACCACCATCTTCGCCACGTTCTACCAGAGCACGGGAATAGGCATTCTGAACCACTAAAACATCAGGAACAGCCACAACAGTTGCATCTGATGATAGGGTAGCCTGTGGCACTGTCAAAGCAAACTTAATTGTGTAAACACCATTAGGTATTGGATAAAGATTTACCTTAGTGTTGTAGCTACCATCAACGCCATCAAAGGCAAATTCTGTTGGAATTGAATTAACAAGTGGAGTAAAATTTAGTTTGCGGTTCATGTCCACAAAGCTAATGTTTGTAAGACCAACATTGCTTGTAGTATTGATTACATCCATTACTTGAAACTTTTGACCAGCACCCGTTAGCGAATAAGCTGCTGTAGATGCTGTTGTGGTAACTGTAATGGTTGTGCCTAGAACATTCCAAGCAAAAGCGTCTTCAATTTGACGCTTGGCATCATTGACAAACTTGCCAATTAGCGTTGAATAAGATGTTTCGGAAACAGTAGAAACTGCTGTCTCACGCAACCTTACGAGTACATCGTTTACAAGTTCAAGGTAGGTCATGCTCTAGTCAACCCTTCTTCTTCAAATGTGGCTATAAAACTGAATGTGCTTGAAGATTGTGTTGTAATTTTTAACTTATCACCTTCTTCAAAAACGATGTAAGCATTACCATCAAACTGCAAATAAGCCTTTGATGTAAAGTCATAAGCAGTCAATATATCAAGAGTGGTATTAGCACTTGCGTCAAACCATTGAACAGTTATATGCTTGGTAGACCCGCCTGTATTGTGTATATACATTACAGTAAATTTAGAGTAATAGCCAGTAGGACAGGTATAGACTGTAGTGTCTACTGCCGCTGTGGGACTAACTCCAACTGATAATGCTCTCATTTAGCTTTTGCCTTGTTCCTTGCGGATATAGCTTTAGCTTTTGCCTTTGCGTCAGCCTTTGAGGTTGCACCCCATGCTTTCAGCGAAAGAAGCAGTCTTGTTGGTTCACCATCCTTGTACTCTGCACCAGCATTGTTGCCCATGCGAGCCAAGAAACTTGCTCTGCGAGGGTTATCCCCCGACTTTACTGGCGGCTTCAGATTACCACCAGTTTCCTGATTATAAGATGATCTCCCTCTGGCATTCAAGCCGCCTTTTGGATTTTGACCAGCTTTTGTTTGCCAAGTGGGAGTTTTCATCTACTTCACCTTTTTAGGCTTCTTTGCAGTCTTTGCCGCTTGTTTAAAGTCTGCCGCTGTAGGTGCATTCTTAGACCCCACCTTGTTCATCTTCTCGCCAGACCCTGCCTTGATTCGAGCCTGTTTTGCATTAATGTTGGCATAAAGTCCAGCTTTCATTTCATCTTTTTCTTTGGTTTAGACATACCAGCCTCAGACAAAGCAATAGCAACTGCTTGTTTTGGGTTCTTGACTACCTTGCCAGTTTTAGAACCAGAGTGCAATTCACCCTTACCATATTCAGTCATTACCTTGCTAATCTTCTTTTGGGCTTTGGTTTTCATCACTTACCCCTTGAAGATTTCTTCATCATATTGGTAGCAGTCCTGCCACCACGCATAGGCATAGGCATCTTTGGCTTACCAATAGCAACCATGATTGATACTGGAATACCCTTTTTAGCGGGTGTTTTAGCAGGAGTTTTGGGTTTAGCTTTCATATCAATCCTTTGTAATTGAACCACCAGATTTCCAAGCATCACAAGTCCTAGCTGCTGCACAAGTGAAATGGAATAACTCACAAAAACCTAGATCAGCAGCATCAATAAACTGCTGGTCATACTCAAGTTCATTCTCTGAACTCTTGCCCTTTTCCAAACCACTCTTGATGCAATCCATCATCTTAGGAGTTTCAATGAATGCCGCACAGTTACCGCAACGCATGGTCTTAACTACATCGGTAGGTGCGTTGTACATTTTGGCTTTTATTAACCAAAACGCTTCATTGGGTTCATCTGGATTAGGTGGGCCATACCCAAACTTCTTAAAAGCATTATTCCTGTTTTTCAGGTTTACTTCAATATCCTGAGTAGGAAGTGGGCAAACAACGCCTGAAAGCATTCCATCTTTCATTTCCACAACCTATCGGCTACAAAAGTAAAGACTCCACCAGCAATGCTTGCAATGGTCATTCCCATCCAAAAACCGCCTTTAGACTTGTTAGCAAGTTCTAAAAGGGCTTTTACATCGGTACTCAACTGAGTTACCTGACCATGTAGAGACTCTACTTGAGACTCTAATCTACCAAAGTCTCTTGCGTCAATTTCAGCCATTTACAACCTTTCGGGGTCTTCCCATACGCTTAATTGTGGGCATGACAGGCGCAAATGCGGTATCTGTTCTAGTTTCAGATTCTATGGTTACTTCTGGTTCGTCTACCCTTACATACCCTTGATGACCCTTCATAGAATCAA